TGTACCTGGGCGTCTTCTGTTTGTCAACCCTAAATAATGGCGGACTTCAGCCATTCCATTTCCCACAGAACTCCCGGCGCGCCCCCGGTGTTTAAACTGCGCCAAATACAAAATCCTTGTTTTCGGTCATTCTTCAGGGAGTTTGGGAGTTTCGGACTTGACGAGTTAACGGGATCGCGCCCGAGCGCCCGAAAGTTATCCCCAGGTTATCCACAATGGTTGTGGATAACTAGGGAGTTTGGGAGTTTTAATTCTCGGCAGGTCTAAATATATTTTTAAAACCTTGAGCAAATCCTTCCTCTTGTGCCTTTGCTATGTCCTCTGACCTATCGGCATTTCGTTTCATTACTGGAACAACCGAATCATAATGACCTAGTATTCTCTTTAATGTATCATTTAATTCTTCTTGATTCTCAGCAATCCTATTGAGTGCTTGTGTAATCGTATCGTCTACTACCATATTAACCTTCTCTTTCTAGAAACAGAAGGCTTCTGGAATCTACCTAGGACTACTTACAACAGCCAACCTTCTATTTCTGTTCCTATTATATCATAAACTTATCCACAATGCAAGACATCATTTGAAGTATTTTCCTGAAGCAGTCCTGTGCAGCCCGGGCCCATCCAGGAATCAGGATCCACGCTTCGAAATTATTTGGCGGAAATCCGAGGAGTTTGGGAGTTGGATTCGCGCGCTGCGCGCCGGGCGCTAACCAGGCGGCTGGCGGCCGACCAATATAAAATGGCAGAATTAGTGGAGTTTGGGAGTTTGCGGACGCAGGAGCTTCACCAGCTGCACCGGGAGCCCGGCCAGTGGACCATGGTACAATGCCCCGGGCACGACGTCATCGTACGGGAGTTTACGGAGTTTGGGGAGTTTCTCCCCCTTGAAAAGGTTTACGAGCCTCTTCCCGGGGTCGTAAACTAAGATATAAACTGGAGCATTATGTACAGCATGTAATAAATTCCACGCCACTTGTAATGGGGAAACTAGCACCTTGCCAATACCTTTTTTATTACGACGTACTACTTTCAATTCAATTGTAAAAAATCCCAAATCTTTATGATAAATTAGACAATCTGGGAATCCTGGAGTAACGTAGGACTCAATGCGTGTTATAATGAATTCCTCATCTCCATTTTCCAAACATTTCTTGAAACTCTTGTAAAAATTTGTTTCTGTTTTTACGGTCATAGACCGTCTTGTCCTTTACTACTCTCTGCTTGTATCGGGGTGATGTCTTTAAGTCCTTCGCTATTGGATTTCTTTTCTTGAACTTCAAGGACCACACCTTTTTCATCTTTTTTAAACTTTCCATCTAAACCTATTTCCTTTAATTTATTTAAAACTTCTTCTCGAGACATATCATCAATTGAACCTGTTCTGATTTCTTTTCTATCGATGTACAATCCGGCAGCTTGCCCTCGCAACCGCTCAGCATTAACAGCAGCAGAATAAGACTTCTCATTAAGAGCTTTATCACGCAGCCTCGCCAACTCTTGTACATGTTTATTCATCTCCACTTTATGTGTCTCAGCTATTTCATTTCTCCTTTTAGTTACAGCTGCAACAACCTTAGGAGATTTCTTCACGCTCAACAACTCAGAAGCTGTAGTTGCTGCACGCTCTTGTTTATATCCAGACTGCCTAGCACACTCAGTAGGTGTTAGTCTACCCTCATTAGCAGTGTATATTTCAACAAAAATCCTTTGTTTCTCCGTTAAACCATCAGCACCACGTGGATATTTCAATGCCATATCTCTGGTATTACGGATGGTATTACGGAGGCCCTCTTTTTCTCGGAGGGTTAACTCTTTGTTTATACTGACTTTTTTGCTCATTTAGACCTCTAAAATCGTGTTTTTGGGACATTGTGACAAGGTCCGTAATACCTTGCCAATACCTGATTCTCTATATCTACCATGAAAAACTGTCCAAGGTATTACGGTATTGGCAAATCCCGGGATATAAAAAATAAAAAAACTTTTTAGCATCCAGCGCCGTAATACCATACTCATTATAATACTACTATGGAACGCTTGGAATGTCTAATAATATCAACATATCCGCGCTTTTTCAGTGCATATACGTAGGCATGCACGTTGCTCTTCGACCGCATCTTATTCATCTGTTTCATCTCTTCATAGGATGGTGAGTACCCATTAGAGGCTATAAAATCCTTGATAACCTTGAGAAAATGAGCTTGTTTCTTAGTCAATCCCATCTTACCCTCCGTAATACCTTTGCCAATACCTTCATGAGTCCATCCACGTCTTTCATCATACTTAGCTTTTGTCATCTTTTATCCTCTAATCCTTTTGCATTAGGATGACTCCAATAGTCCTTCCTTACTGTTCTCAACATTTCATCTCTACCCCATTCATCTATAACCTCCTTGGTAATTGATTTCTCGAGTGTTCCTTGGATCTCCTTCTCCTCTTCGGTGAGCTCTATCCTTTTCGGGCTTATCTTTCTTATGTATGTAGAAATCTTGGCCCATGTTATAATGTCCTCTTTTGTTTTAGGACGTAAGTATCCTTGTTCCTGGTCCAATCGCGGCAGCTCACTGCCATTGTCCCATTTACTCTTGATATACTCCTTAACTTTATCTTCATTTTCAAATTCTCTTACAACCTTTTCTATAACTCTCTTGTCTCTCCAGACATTTATCTCATACGTGGGCATAGTCCACCTTTAAATACTCAATCTTTTTTACCCATCCAGTTGGTATTGCAATGTGTCTTCCGCCGTCTTCATCGTTTTCTACTTTAGAATAATCACCCATGATAACGGTGCGATCATCCGTCTTACGAACCAACCACCCCACTGAGTAGCAAGTAGCGAGTGATTCTTTCTTAATGTCCTCAACACTGTGCCATCCAGTCTGTCCATCCTTGGCGTCATACCAGGTGACGCATACCATTGGTGTATTCTTCATTTCTTCTTGACCTTCTTAAATTTCCTACCAACAATAAAGACCACACTATTAATGCAGGTATTGATGGTCACCATGATAAGGATCCACCATTGCCAAAACTCAACACTCATTTCTTCCTTTGTTCTTTTATCTTTATTTTCTCGTCCTCCGCAGCTTTCCTAATAAGATGCATCATTTGTTGTCCCGGTCCACGCATCGCCGTCATTCCCATCTTCACCAAAGCGTCATAGTACGGAATCTTAATGGCAATCGACTTATACTTACTCGTATCCACCATTAGTCAGTGCCCTCCTTAAACGGATCACCACGGTCCATGTTAAACATGCTCTCAATTCCAGCTTCCTTCTCCAGTTCATACTTGTTAAGTGTTAGTTCCTTTTTAATCTCTTCAATGCGGTATGTAAGCATTCTAATAGCAACTTCAACATCACTGTGTTCCTTCACCCTTTTTTCAAGGATAGATTTCTCCTCTATTAATGCAAACATATGATCCATTTTTTCTTTTCTACTCTCTATCGCCATTGTCTTTTTCCCACATCTCCTCGTAGTGGTCCATTACCCAATCATCAAATGCACTCATAGCATACCAAACCAAACTTTATATACCCAGAGCAAAACCTGGAATGCTATCCAGATCTTGATAGGTATTACGAGCAACCAAAATAAACCCCAAACCATTACTTATGCATAAACATGACCATCGCCAATCCAACAAGGCAAATAACTACCAGTGTCAGCGAATAATCGTTAATAAAGTCCATTATTTTCTCACCGCCATGTATTCATAGTCAAACCTTCCATGCTTTTTCTGGACCAATGTTACCAAGTCAGAAAGATAGGTAAGCAATACAGCTTGTTGCAGCTTCTCCACTCTCTTGCGATCCTGGGTCGGTGCAATTGGCTGTAAGGAAGGTTCGACCATGTACCCACGGTAGTAGGTGATCTTATCCCTTTTCCTGGACTTGTTTATCCAGGTTTGATAGGCTTTTAAACTCATCATGTCTTCAACCGAAACGTCTATTAAATCTTGTGATAACATTTCTAACTTTCTCCTCTTCTTTCATTGCAAGGTTCAATACCTCCAATGCAAAATCCGTATCTTTCTTGACATAGCGTCGTGCCCATTTAATTGTTGACTGCATGCTTCCGCATCTACCAGCATAGCACACTGATGCTCTTTTCTTCCTATTCCAGGTGTCAATATCTATATTTATAAAACCTCTTACGCTCATAATTCCCCCTTAATCAGTCTTAATATGAAGTTTAATGTACCACCCCTGTTTGACTCGCACGTAATCTTGATCTCCTTGATTAAACTTATTAATTGTTCTTTGCTCATATTCTTCAGTCTATCGTCAATTTTCATTTCATCTCCAGTTAAATATAAAAGCCTCCGAGGGATTATCTTGTGGTCACCCTCAACCTTTTCCCGACAAATCAAGTTTCCTAAACTTAACGAGTACTTCAGAACTAAAACTCCAACCCCTCATCCATATTGGACATTGTGATTGGTGCCCTATGCCTTACAACTTTGCGATTGTTGTTCAGCCAGGAGGATACATCAATTGCAATTGATATACTCTTCTTTTATATAGCCCATATTATATGGTAATTGATGGGATAAGTCAAGTAAATAATTATGGCAGTATTCCGCCAAAAACACGTGTCAAGGGAAAAATCACTTTTTCATTGCGCATTTTATCCACACAATATATAACTAAATCCTCAACTTCATTTCATCCAGTGGACTCTCTTACTGCTCATTCGAGCAGGGAGGGTCCTTTTTATAGAAATTATGACAAGGCAAATTAGAATAGTAAAATACAGAACAAGAAAGATATGGAAAAATATCAAAAAATGGTTAAAGTATCACCCTGAAAAACATTATTTCAGGGGAACACATGACAATTAAGATATTTTTGCTTTTAATGATATTCTCAGTGCCGGATATGCCCTCCGTCAAGTACAATGCACTTATATATCCTACGGAAACCCAGTGTTTAGAGGCACGTGATGGGTATTTAGAGGCATACGAGGAAAAACCCCTAGAATATAAGAAATCACTCCTAACGGAAGCACACTGCATAGAATTTGAGTCTTTTCCTATCACTGGAATGCTTAGTGGCATAGGCGCATAATGCCATGCGAATTATCATTTTACTGTTGACTTTATTTATGATAGGATGCTCCAGCATGTCAGTAAAACCTCATAAGACAACACTTAGTTATGGAAAATCTTATACAGACAAGTCGGAAGAGGACAGCAATGATGTGCAAAAAGATACATTTAGCGTGAAGCAAGACTTCATATGGGAGTAGATTATGGTATATAAGAAACCGAAAAGTGCTGTTAAAAAAGGTAAGGGACCATCAAGGTCACAGCAAAGAGCTGGTGCGGCTCAGAAAATAGTTAGAAAAAAAATTAAATCTAGCCCTGAATTGAGGGTTACCGGTCAACTGAAAAAGGATCTGACTAAAAGAGCTAGGGAACATATTATAGAAAAATATAAGAAAAAATACCCAAAAGCGCACGCAGACGATCTCATTAGAAAATATGGCTTTGGAACAGATAAATATAAAGGAAAGAAATCATGAACGGACTTAAGATATCATTCGCCGTTGTGGCCTTTGTCCTCGTTCAGGGGATAGGTGTCATATGGTACGTGAGCAAATTGGATTCGCGTGTGGATCAGATGTACAAGAGCTTTGAAGAAGAGAATAAGAAAGAAGTGATTGAGAATCAAGTCAAAATGAAATTAGATCTGGAAAATTTAATAGCAGATGTCAACACACTACAAAGAGAAATAAAACAGATGAATAAAAAGGACAAGGAAATAGTCCGACAGAACAAATCAATAGAGAAGCAGCACCAGGATCTCTTTAAATTCCTGGAACAGCAGCAACAAGGAATGAACCAGCAGAACGAGACGAAGGGGGGATACGGCTATGAATAAAGAATGCCCGGCCTGTAACCAAGATCCATGCGTCTGCGACGATATCTGTGATTCATGCGGCGCATGAAGCTGTTTGACAAATTTGACTGGACGATAATGATAATTGCCGCAGTGGCAATTATATTTTTTTTAGTATGTATAGCAGGTAGTGCACAATGACTGATAGGATGGATGTAAGTGATAAGACTGCTATTTCTATGCCTATGCGTAACCTTATATCAATACTCGCAGCAGTCGGAATTGGAGTCTACGCCTTTT